GTGCGTTCTGTTTTGGTGCCGCCGATGTTTCCTTTCGCGGCCCCGCCGCCTGTTCCTGCACCGCCGGCCCCGCCGCCAGATGCCTTGCTACCCGCTATCAATGGCGCGAACGCCACGTCATTTGCGAATTCTGCTTTCAGCTCATCCAGCGTTGCAGCCGAGAGCTTGCCCTGCTGATCGAGCACGACCACAACAGGTTTCCCATCGCGCTGTTCGACGCTCAGACGGCGCTCGATATGCGGCAGCAGGGCTTTGGCGCTGCCAGGGATAGCCAATGCAGACGCGATGTCAGTAGCGGTACGGCCTACAGTCAGATCCCGTATCTGGCCGCTCAGCGTTGCGCGCTCCTGCTCCAACGTGCCGTTCAGCTCAGCTTCGCGGCGGTTGTATTTTTCAGACCAGGACCTTTCGAGCTCTTCGACGTTACCGGATTTGCGGGCAGCTTCTTCGCGCTCCAGTCGAGCCTGCTCCTCGGCATCCTTGCGAGCCTTCTCGGCGGCTTTCTTCTCGCCGAGTAGTTCTTCAACCTTCGACTTCAGCCCTGAAACATCCTCAGGCTGTGGCAGACCTTCAATGCCGAGCACGAACTTGCCGTCCTTCTCGGTGTAAAGAGCGCGCACGGCTTCGTCGACACCGTCCAGGCTGTCCAGTTGGAATTTCAGCATTTGTTGTCTCCCAGAGACGTAGGTGCAGGCCCTGCCTGCGGGCATAAAAAAACCCGCCGAAGCGGGTGTAGAAATTCTGAATGTTTATCCAGGCATGAAGCGATAGCTGAAGGGGCCAAGCCTTTCCAGCTTGATCATGTCACCTGGCTTTAGGTCATGATCATCAAGAAACCGAGTAACGACAGCTTGCGAACGGCTTCGAAAAAACTTGTGCTTTCCCGCAATATCATCCCGGATCGGCGGAAGGCCGCCATATTGCACGAGCGCAAGTTGCTTCGCCGGCTCGCGCTTTGTATCACCACCAAATATCTCCGGCTCTAACCAGTCCAATACCTGGGTAAGCCTGATGTAGGTGCGCTGGTCGTTGGTCTGTAAAGGGAAAATTCTATAGCTCATGTCGCTCTCCAGTTGAACCCTTCCTAGAGGTATATGGTTTCAACAGAAAACTGGCGATTCAACTGTTTTTAAATCTATAAAAAACAGCTAGTTACAAGAAAATCTTCGCCTTCTCAAAAGCCAAAGGTTCCAAAGCCTTCATCTGCACAAGAGTCAGAGGCGCAAAGTTGCGATCAAGCTGCAACTCAGAAAAGCGCTCGACGCTCAGCCCGCCTTCACGGAACAGCTTGGCGCGAACCGGGCCGATAGCCTTGTCCTGAAACGCCGCCGGCTGCTGCTTGAGCCAGTCGTAATAGCTGAGGTCTGCCCTCACCTGCTGGGCGCCGCTGTCACCGATGGATGCCCGGGTGGCGCCCTCCGCGAACAGCGCGCTGAAGCGAGTCACCGCCACCACCGTCGAACGGCAGTTGATGTGGATCGGCGGCCGTGGCCCTTCGGTCAGCTTGAATCGGCACTTGTCGAGCGTCCGGCACTGGCTGGTGGTCTTCGAGTCCAGGGTGCTGACCCACTCCACGGACTGGACGACATCAGAGTTCGCCTTCAGCGTCTCCATGCGCGCCTGGGTGGCGACATGTTGCACCGCCGTCCGCACGATGGCTCCGGCGTTGCGGTTGGTCGTGGCCAGGATCCCGTCGTTGTACTGGAGCGCCTTGGTGCCGCGAATGTTTTTGATGATTTGGAAGTTCGTCTGACCCTCGAAGAAGCCCTGCCTGATCGCGCCTGTGAGGCGTTGTCGCTCGGTGGTGGTGAAGCCATCAATGAAGGTCTTGAGCAGCTTGCCACCGTCAGCACCGCGCACGCTGAGCGGGTTAGTGAGGATGGCTGCCCTGATTGCAGCAGCACCTGGCACTGCGGCGTCGAACGACACACCGACCGGCGCCGCCCGGGTAAGGCTGGTCGCTTCGAACTCAGCCTCGTAGTTGGCGATATCGATCAGGTCGAGGTTCAACTTCTCGCTGTAGCGAAAGAATATGGCCAGCAACAGGCTGTCGACTTCCTTGAGCAATTGTTCAAGCCGGGCAACGGTGTAATCCGTCAGGTCCGCTCGGGTCAGCCGCTCACGGATAGAGCGATCGATCTCCTTGAGGAAAGGCCCGAACTTGGCGACCTCCCCCGACTTCAGCTGCTCAAGGAAAACAGCGTGCCGAATCGTGGCATCAAGGATCGCTTGGTTTGCCGCCATTCGGGATTACCTCTTCGTCATCCAGGTCAGGACCGGGATTCTCGGTTTCCAGTTCGTCGCGGATCTGGTCGTCGGTCTTCTCAGGATCGATCACCCCACGATCACGCAGGTACTGCCAGAAGTCTCCCGCCGGCAGCTTGCCGCCCTGCACTGCATTGAACAGTGCCGAGAGGATCGTCGCATCCAGGGTGATCTGGCTGAAGTCCTGATTGAGCTTGTAGAGCGTTTCGCCTGGAGCGTTCACGAACTCAGCCATCCAGACCAGACACTGACTGTAGGCCTCACTGACATTGCTGACGATCAGCGAAAGGACGCTGTGTTCGGCGGCGCTGTCGTTGTCGGCCTGAGTCGCCGTCTTCACCGCGCTGCCGCGTTCAATCAACCGGGCGCCGAGCGATACCATGTCTTCTTTCTTGGCGTCCATGGCCTCTTTGACGAGCGTATTCGGTTCAGGCTGAGCAAAACCGCACGAACCATTGACCGGAAGCGTCAGCGGAGCACGTGAGCCGACGTAAATCCCGTTCGCCTCCAAGTGATCGCGCCAAGCCTCATCAAGACCAGAAATCCAGAACTGTGGCTGACCAGAGAACCACACCGAATCTTCGTAGTCCGCACTGTTGCAGTAGTGGCCGATGTTGAGCGCGGCCATGTCGTATAGCGGCGAATCATCAATGCTGGTGTCGTTGTTCTCGCTGCCCAGAAACTGAAACGGGATCAGCTTCCAAGGTTGACCAAGACCATTCAGTGGCGTGAACGGTGGAATGATCATTGATGTTTCACTACTGCCCTCTTGCCAGATTTCCTGCGTGTAAACGCCGGCATCGTCCAGGCGCAGCACTCGATACTGCACAACCTGCTCACTGCCGAAGCCATCATCGGTGTCGATATCCACCTCCTCACGCAGGACCACCAGGCTCAGCAGGTGCTGACCACCGACCTTGCGAGTCTTCCAGTTCCTGATGGACTCGGCCGTGTAACTGGCAACACTTGCCCGGGCTCGCCCTGCCTGCTCGTCTGCCTTGCTCACAGTGCCGGCTTTCACGGCGGCATAGTCCACCAGCAGCCCGTGCCGACCTACTTCGAGCAGATGCCCAATTACCGATTGCGACTGCTGATAAACGCTCACGCCCTGCCCGTCGATATCCCTCGACACGTAATCGAGTACGCCGGGAACGGTCAGCGTTGGCCAGGTGCGAAATACAGCGCCGACCAGACTGTGTTTCGTCCGGCCGGTGGCGTTGTAGAACACGGCGCGCTGCTTGTAGCCCTTGTACCGCTCAACGTTCTCTTGGCTGATGTCGTGCGGATTCGGCTTCGGCAGATAAACATCGCCTCGGGATTTCACTGTTTCGGAGCCCTTGCACACGTCGCGCACCAGCCGCCAGCGGGACTGTGCCGCGTCGTATTCCGGGCGGGTATAGGTGACATCTGCCATTAGCGTGCGAATCCCATTTTGATTGATTTGACCGGTTTCCTTGCGCTCTTGGCGACAGCGAAGTACCGGAATCCGTCGGAGCCGTGAGACGTCCAGTCGTGAAGCGGTTTGTCTTTCCAGCAACCGCGCTTGTCGTCCCACTCCTTGCGGTAGTTCTCAAGACAGGCGATTCCTTCCTCGCATTTCGATTCATCGAAGGCGCACCTGGGCAGAATCTCGCGCGCCTGCTCGATGCCGTCATTGATGCCGAGCTTGGGAACGACCTGGAACGTCATGCAGTACTTCTGCCCGTCGATTTCGTATCCCTCACGAGCCAGCTCGCGGCGGGTCTTGGCATCGCTGCCGAATTCGCGGTTATCGATGTCATGCGGCCCCCAGTGCTCGGAGTAGATGTAACCCTTGTCCTTGAGCACCTTCATGTAATGCCGCAGACCTTCGCCTGAGTTCTCGTAGTAATCGATG